TTAACCACAGCCAGTTTTGTTTCAGGGGAATATTTTGGCTTTGCCATAAAAAACTGCACCTTACTCAGTTGAGTGTCCAACTTTTGGGGTGCAGTCCAGCGGGGCCGAGAGGGATGACAGGGCTCATCACAATACCGGACAAGCAGAGATCACCTCATTAAAAACCTGGAAAATCAATTCATTGATTTTTCGGCTGATAACCACAAAGAAGGAAAAACCACGTTTTTTCCTTCTTTGTCAGTAGTCTCAGCCCCGCATAAGCGGGGCCGGGTGTCATGCCGGATTGCCGTTAATCGCGACTGGCGAAGCCCAAAATGCTGAGCAGGCTGACAAAGATGTTGTACAGCGAAACGTAGAGGCTAACCGTTGCGCGGATATAGTTGGTTTCACCGCCACGGATGATGTTGCTGGTTTCAAACAGGATTGCGCCTGAAGAAATCAGGATAAACACCGCGCTGATCGCCAGGTGCAGCGCTGGCAGTTGCAGGAAGATGTTAGCAACCATACCAATCAGTACCACCACAATACCGGCCATCAGCATGCCGCCGAGGAAGGACATGTCTTTGCGGGTGGTCAGCACGTAGGCGGAGCAGCAGAAAAACACCAGCGCGGTGCCGCCCAGCGCCATCCCGATCACGTCGCCCATTCCAGCGGACAGGTAAGCGTTCAGAATCGGCCCAAGGATGTAACCGAGGAAACCAGTGAAGGCAAACGCGGAAATAATACCGCTTGGCTTGTTCGCCGTTTTATAGGTCAGGAACATCAGCCCGTACATCCCCACCAGCGTCAGAATCAGACCCGGAGAAGGCAGCATCAGCACGGTGCTGGCGGTGGCGGTGATCGCCGAAAATGCCAGCGTCAGGCTCAGCAGAAAATAGGTATTACGCAGTACTTTGTGCGTGCTAAGTAGCGATGTACGGTCATGTGATGAACTAACAATACGATCCATGAGTCACTCTCTTATGACAGATGTAATTAATGATGGAGGATAATGAAAACACAGACGACGACACAGCGCTTTTACCCATCTTTACTCATTTGATCTAAATCAGGTTTCATCGTGGGTAACAGTAAATAGCTGATAAAGTATGAGTGTCGTGCTGAATAAATGGTCAATCTGTTGTTATTTCAGGCTATTAACAGCATTTTGACTGTTTTTCAGGCAAACGAACACATTCGGGCTTTACACAGCGCATCGGGATGTTTATAGTGCGCCTCATTCCGGAAGTGTGGCCGAGCGGTTGAAGGCACCGGTCTTGAAAACCGGCGACCCGAAAGGGTTCCAGAGTTCGAATCTCTGCGCTTCCGCCAGATTAAACAAGGGGTTACCGAAAGGTAGCCCCTTTGTTTTTTGGGCTGTTGGTATAGTGTTGGTATATTCACTTGGTATATTTCCCCATACAGCCAATGAAATCAGTCATCTTTTTTCATCATCGGGATGTCCAGTGTTGGTGAAATTTTAACCCTTCTGTCATAGGTCACAACCTGGCTTTCGGTCATGTGCCCACTGAACAATTGCTTCTCCTTACTGCTTCCCTCGTAATCAGAAATTGCTTTGGCTTTGATATCGTGAAATGTTCCCGGTATGTTCCTTCCAAGTTTTATCGCTGCTGCTTTTTTGGCGTTATTCCACCAGGTGTTGAATGTTTTTTTATTCATTTTTCCGCCGCTGGGGGACGGAATCACGTAACCTTCCGATGATTTATTTGCAAGGCTCCTGCTTGCCAAAGCAACTGCCGCCTGTAAGCGCGGAGTCCACTTCTTGATCTGTTTCTTTCCTGTTTTGTTCTGTTCAATAAAAATACCGTCTGCGCGTAGATCACGTATTTTTAAATCAAATACATCCCCCTCGCGCGCTGCGCAAAGATAAGAGATTTCCATTGCCACCTGGACTTCCACTCGGGCGTTTTCATAAATGGCTAAATAGTCCTCGTCAGGGATGTAAACGTCACGATCAACAAGGGTAAACTTACGAATTCCTCGGCATGGATTACCCTTCACGTAACCACGTTCAAATCCCCATCCAAAAACGCGGGACATACTGGACACTTCCTGGTTAGCCTGGTTCTTACTGGACATACCGCGTTGATCCATATAGATCCTGACCTGCTCGATTTTTATCGCATCAGCTTTCATTTTTCCGAAAACTGCCAGCAACTTTTTCTGGTGTTGCCTGTAATCTGACTGGGTACGTTGTGCCAGATCCGTAAAAGACGGACTGTCGAGAAAAATCCCCCAGAGTTTTGCGAATGTCATTACGTCATGACGTTTTGCTTTTTCTTCCTCATAGCGTTGCCAGAGTTTGGAAATGCTGGTATCCCTTATTTTCCCCAGCGTTATGCTGAGTTTCGTTCCTTTCGGCTTCCAGACGTAGCTGTACTTATTTTTGGTAACCCGCGGAGGCAGATGCGCGTCCTTTGGATTCTTGCGTGGTCTTCCCATAAATGGCGTCAAAGTCGGGTTCAGTTGCAACATACTCGTCAACCTTTGGTAATTCAGTCGTATTTGGTGCCAGATTCCGACGCAGAACAATCGGCCTGTTCTTCCCGTCTGTAGTAAATGGGATCCCATGGCAACGCAGCTGGCGCTGTTGTTCTGTATATCGTCTGTAACCCGTTATTTCTGCAATTTCCACTGGTGACAGTGTGAGTTCATACATGGCTATCACCTCAGATAGCCAGCCGGTAAAATTTAACCAGCTGGTGGTCGTTATTCTGAATATCAAAAATCAGTTTGCAGTCAGACGCTGCCAGATTGCTGACACGTATTTGACCTGATGTCGGGCATCAGAAAGCGCGTTGTGCATGTCACCTTCAAACGGGATGTCAAAGCGTGGATTGATACCCACAGATTTACCCAATTCGACCATGGTCCTTACATCCCTGTCATTCCAGTACGGAACAGGGAAGGGGGTATCTGTTAATGCAAATGCACGGCGAAGAATGACATTATCAAAAGAGCATCCATTACCCCATAACTGAACTGTGCGGCAACCGTTAGCAGCGTTTTCAGCTATGAAGTCGGCCAGAAGTTCGAGGGTTTCAAGCAGCCCCATTGCATCATCAACAAGAATTGCAGAACGAGCTTCCGGTGATTGTTTTAACCACCACTCGATTGTCGACGCATCGGGTTTCATGCCAAACGACATAGATGATTCAAGTCTGACGACCTGGTAAAACTCGGCACCAGTGTTGCCAGAAGAAGGATCGAAAAATACGCCACCGATAGAGACTATTGCGGCATCAGGAACGCAGCCCATAGTTTCCATATCCACCATTAAGTGGGAATAAAGTTTGTCAGGCTTTTGTTCAGCAATTTGATGAACGGATTCATTATTTATTGCATCTGTTTGCTCACCAGAAGCATCAGCGCTTTCATCTGGCATAGTTGTTGTTTCGCCCTGAGACACTTCATTACCAGTTTGGGCTTCATTGTTGATAACCTCTTCCATCTGCACATCACTGGTGGCTTCCTCATTGTTATCTGATTTTATTTTTTCTTCAGCTGAGTGCTGGCGAACCTGGTCGACAGCAGATAGTGGTTGCGCTGGTGGCGTGTTAACCAGGCTGTCTATGGAAAAGACACCATTGCCGTGGTTTTCGATGTTCGGTTGCACAGCGCGGGACCGGGCTTCAGTGACGAGTTTGTTACCAACAAAGGCATATTCTTCGCCCACCCCATCAGGGATCGTGGTTTCATTTTTACCGTTGATGGCATCGTGAACCGCGTCAAGGGTTGCCGACGCAGAATTAATCTGACGGGAAGCCGCAAGAGTATCAGCAGTCGGTTTTTCGTGATTGCTTTCTTCCAGGTTCGCGCTAATGTATCGGCGCAAACTATCCGGGAAGTTATGAACGTTTTCGCCAGCACCGCGAATGAGTGCAAAGATTGCAGCCCTTGAATAGTCAAGAATACCTGGAGTGGCGCGAAGAGCAGAGGACCATTCTTTCCATGGGCTCTCTTTTTTAGTGATGATTTCTTTAGCACGTCGATGGATGGATAGCGGTATATTGTAAATATCAAAATCCATCGGCAATGTGGCCGCGGCAATTTCGTAATCCAGCGTTTCCAGGGTGTGAATGTAGTCAGGGTTTCGGTCAGTCTTAATTCCACCTCCTGCGTTAGCGCCACCGGAAGTTCTCTGAATGCAGGACAGGCGATTACCGTTAGCCCACTCCTTCGTTAGAAGCCCGCGGTCAATATGTTCTGTATTAAACCAGGCATTAAGGAACTGAATAACGCTTGCCAGTTCTGGCGTTTTTCTGTCGACAGGGAATACTGTTTTTACCGAAATCACTGCCTTCCAGATATCAACTTCATTGGCTTTCTTGAATGATTCAACATTCTCTGCCGCGAGCAGAAGGTTCTGGATATATGAATTATCCTGATCCAGTTCCAGGGCGATAATTTCTTTTTTCTGCTCTTCGTCGACGTGATACATATACTCACCGCCGCCAATGTGCTGCGCCAGTACGCGATGTCGGAATGACATGGTCGGTACAGCCGTTAACTTTGGGTATTCTGGGTGAGAGTCTTTCCCTTCAGTAAAATCCTGCTCGTGTTGAATACTTTCATTAACCTCGGGGACCGCATCATTGGCTGGTTGTTCGCCCGCTGTCAGTACGGTAGATTCTGGCTCTGCTGGCTCTGCTGGCTCTGCTGGCTCTGCTGGCTCTGCTGGCTCTGCTGGCTCTGCTGGCTCTGCTGGCTCTGCTGGCTCTGCTGGCTCTGCTGGTGCTTCGGCTACCACTATTTTTTTCCAGGTTAAACCATCCTCGCCAAGCTCGTAACGATCACACCATGTGTCATCCAGCGTACCTTCTTCAGGCAGATCGTCGACAACAAACCAGTTAGTGCGTATTGGCAACTGGTGGTCAGCACCACGTCCAACTTCGATCCCGTAATCTTCCAGAAGGTTGAGAATTTCGCGTTCAGCGCGCGAGTCTGATTTTGCAGAGAACCAACAAAAGAGGCTTTTTGAGTCAGTCGCTTTGGCTTTGGCTTTGATGATATACGCATATGTGTTCATTGCGTTCGGGCTCCTTAAGGTTGTAAGATACCCGGCAGCTGATGATTGCCGCCTGTGGTAGTGGTCATTGGTCAAAACTCGTTCCGGAAAGCTTTGGTCGGCTGACCGGGTACTTAACCCGCCTTGCGCGGGTTTTGTGCTTTATGGGGCCGGGGATTTCCCTTGCGACAGCTGCGCGATGGGGACCCACTCCAGAGCATTCAGCACAGGTTCGAACGAATCCGGCGTGTGCGTAACGGCGCGAACGACATCAGCAACGCTGGGGTTCATTTTTTTGAGATGGTATCCACCACCAGCACCGCGTTGGCTGGTAACAATGTCGCTGCGGCGAAGCCTTGAAAAAATCTGTTCCAGGTAGGATACAGACAGCTTTGTTTCTTTACTGATGGAGGCAACAGACACGGCTTTCCCGCAGTACATCCTGTTCAGGATTGCCACGGTCTGGACAGATGCCACAACACGCTTCATTCCAAATTCCATTACGCATCCTTAGTCGGTTCGCGACCGTAACCGGGATTATCCCTGAGAGCATTCTGTAAAACAGGGATTGCCTCGCTGTGTGGCAACGTCAGTGCCAGTTTGATTGCCGTTGCGAATGTTTCGGCAGTCAGTTCGAATTTTCTGGCCAGTTGAACTGTCTCATCGAGCTGCTCTCCAATCGCTTCCATTTCAAAGTTGTGTTCCGTCCAGGCTTCCCCCAGAACGTCATCTTCCACTTCATCACGCAGGGCTTCTTTGACTTCGAGGACAGGTAAAATACCAATCAGTTGCTCTGCAGGTGCGGTACTGAATCTCAATGCCAGTTCGTTTGCTGACATAAAAGCCTCCAGAAAAAGGCCCGCCACGGGACGGGCAAAGTAGATTCTCAACTTAACCAGAACAGGTCTTCGTCTCCTGTTTGGTTACGATGGCAGTATTACCATCACGATGCCCCGTGCACTTGGCATCAGGCTGGCAACAGCCATTGGTCTAAACTCGTTAAAAAAAAGTGGCAGGCTGTTGGTCGTCAGCCGGAATAATCGCTTCAATTGGATAGCAGTTTGTGACGCTACTTTGTTCACTTGCTGCCGACAGACACTCTCTTTCACTTCCAAAAACACCAATAACAGCTTCCTGGTAATCACCGTTTGTCATAGCGAGCGTCAGCACTAATGCGTACAGAGTGTTCATTTGTTAGCTACCTTTGCGCTATTACCATTTTTCAGAATGCGCCACAGGAAACGCAGTGGAGCGGTAAAAGCATTCCCGCGAACGGCCTGGATGCGTGCTGGCTGACGTGCGAAATCAATCATTTTCATTTCACCCTCTGCGATGACTGTTTTTAATGTCATTCCAGTATTGAAAAGTGCATGGAATGTTTGCATCCATAACTGCCTGCGTTGCCGCAATGATGTTTGCATGCCAGGTTACGCAGACAGTTGATCGCATCTGTACATAACGCAGCGACGGATCCGCCTTATTCATCAACATCCCAGCGCGTGCTGCATCGCTGGAGCTTTCAAAGCTAAAAATAACCTCACTCATGATTTATCCCTCTGCTTGTGCCGTTATCGCCCGGCTGGCGGAACGTTTGAAACCTGCTGCGCATGTCTGTTTGTCATCTCATCCGGTGTTTCGTATGCCGCCGGCAGCTACTTCGTGGGCGTCCTGCCTGGATGACTCATTGCTTGAAACTGATTAAAGCACTGGTTTATGCTTTGTGTCAATGTTGGATTTATAAAAATGTAAACTTTAGGTTTGCGAGGCGGGAGAGCTAAGCATCAGAATGTTTTGAGAATGGCGTAGACACAAAAAAACCGGCATTTAGCCGGTTTTTTGTTGATGGGGGACTGATTTTCTAATCGTTCGACTTGAATCTACCACGTAAGTATTTCTCAACATAATCGTCGATCTCTTTAAGTCGAATAGTGAAGAGATCAATCATTTTTTCTTGTTCTGACTCAGGAAGTTGTCTAAAGAGACTGAGCATTTTATTCTCATTTGGTTTCAGCCCTGAATCTTCTGCGACCTTTTCACCTAATAGCCAAGTTACTGACACGTTAGCAGCCGCCGCAATTGCAATTGCAGACTTCTTACTAATTACCCCCTTCTTAAACCACCCATTAACAGCTTGAGGCGTTACTCCAGCAATTCTAGCCATCTCGGCTTTGCTGATGCCTCTTTGAGTGATCTCTTCTAAGCGGGCAACTAATTGGTTATCAAACTCTTCATTCTGTCTCATACATTCATTGTAAAGGTTCGGTTTATAGTGACAATAAATTTTATATTTGCAATATATGTAAACCTATGCTTTATTATCTCCATCTTAACAAGGAGAAAAAACATGAAGGCTCTTGATGATGCGATTCGGATCGCTGGTTCTGCCAACAAATTAGCCTCTGCAATTGGTGTCAGTGGTATGGCGGTAAGTCAGTGGAAAAGTAAGGGGGCAGTTCCTTCTTCCCGTGTATTGCAAATTTTCAGTGTCACTGGAATTACGCCACATGAACTACGCCCAGACCTTTATCCCAATCCAACAGATGGCATACCTCTACAGGGGGTTTAATGATGCAACCTGTGATGTATGAACATCATAACCAACGGAAGTCTGTTCCGTTGAAAACTCAAAATCAGTTTGAACCGCGGCGCCGTGATTCATTTCGCTGCCGTGCCATTTTTGAAGCTGTTCGTGAGTGGGAAACCACGTTGCCTGGGCAGGCCCAAGAAAAGATCGCGCAGCTGGTGGCCGAGCAATGGAGGAAAGAGGGCGGTCGCGGAATATCTGTAAACAAACAGAACCTGTTTCGGTATCTGAAAAATGAAACTAATTCCAGCAAATACACGGGCTATGTCATGCAGCTCTCTCACGCAATTTCGGTTGTGATGCCGATTGAGATCGCGAGAAAGCATGGATTACGACAGGGAAAAACAGAATGTGAGCTGTTGGCGAGTGCGATTAAGGAATGCAGTGAAGCTCATCAAGCCAAGTTGCTTGGCGCGCCGCTGCACAAGCTTGAAAAAGAGATCCGCGAGGCAGCTATAGCACTATTCAACATGTTGCCAGTTGATGCGGCTGGACCACTACTGGCGAGTATCAGCGCCGTAGCGCCGCAATTTTTTTAACGAGTAATGACCAATGAGTACTGTTATGAAGTTCTTCCTGGTTTTAAGCGCAAAGTTATTGGGTTCAAAAGCCTGCTGTCATCGCGGAATGGGCTCTTTGCAAGGCATCGATCAGGCCAGGAATATCTGCTGGAGAAATTTTCAACTCTTGCCAGGTGCCAAGGTCTGGATCTGCAACGGTAGGACATTCATCGGAAATGATAGAAACCTCATTGTTTTGCAGATCGTAAGTAACAGTTATTTCTGCTCGATGTTGGACAGCAATAATCTTTTCCATGCTTACTCGCTTCTCTCAATCAGTATTTCGGAGGGATGATGGCCGCATTACCGTATATGCAGCTGTATATAGCTGATTATCTGGCAGACACAATGCATTTGTCTACAGAAGAACACGGTGCATATCTGCTGCTGATGTTCAATTACTGGCAGACGGGAAAATCTATCCCTAAAAGTCGGTTACCAAAAATTGCACGGATGAGTAACGAGCGTTGGTTATCCGTTGAAACTTCGTTGAAAGAGTTTTTTACCGAGAGTGGCGATGAATGGATTCATGAGCGGATAGAACGAGATCTGGAAGCGGTTCGTTCTTCCCTGAAACAGAAGTCTGCTGCCGGGAAAGCTTCAGCTATAGCCAGAAAAGCCAAAAAAGGAACGGAAAAGCAACGAGGAGGAAACGAGCGTTCAACGGTCGTTAAATCTCCGTCACAACGAGAAGGTAACGGCGAGCCAACTAATAAAGATCCAGATACAGATCTAAAAGAAAACCCCTCTCTTAGCGCAGGCGCGAATGAAAATTCTGGTGGGCATACCCAATTGGAAGACCCAACCCCACCCAGATACGTGGATGGCGTATCAGAACCGATCGGCAAGTTCAGCATGAGCGACTCCTGGTTGCCGTCTGTAGATTTTCGGCAGCGTGCTGCGCAGTGGGGGATTCGACTGCCAGAGCCTGATTACCTTGACACTGAGCTAGCCGAATTCTCGGCGTACTGGGCATCGGAGGGGAAAGTGTTCACCCAGATCCAGTGGGAACAAAAATTCGCCCGGCATGTTGTGCTGGTGAGAACGAAAAAACAACCGGTAACCGGAGGTGACAGCAATGTTGGAACACGACCAGAACCGACAGCATCCAGAGCTGTTCAGCAAATTCAATCAGCCCACGCAGAATGGCGGCGCCGTAACGGACTTGATGGCGACGGAAACAGCGTGGCGACTATGGCAGGTGATGGGGGAAATATTCTCGAACCGCTGGACGCAGAAGAATGGGGCAGAACCATCGACTCTGTGGATAGCTCAGATAGGTTCAATGACTGATGCCCAAATCAGTCTGGTGTGCCAGCAGTGCATGGAGCGTTGTGCCGTCGGGAACACCTGGCCTCCTGACCTTGCTGAATTCGTATCTTTGGTTTCTGACAGTGGGGCAAACCCTTTTGGACTCACGTCAGACCAGGTGATGCATGAATACCGACGCTGGCGAAATGAGTCGTATCGATATTCCGGAAGCGACAAATATCCGTGGCCGCAACCAGTGCTGTATCACGTTTGCATTGAAATGCGCAGGACGGGAGTTGAACGGCAGATGACTGAGGGGGAATTAAAAAAACTGGCTGAAAAATTACTCACTAAGTGGACGAAGCACGTCAAAAACGGCATGTCAGTTCCGCCGATTCGCCGCCAACTGGCTGCGCCACATCATCCGGCAGGGCCAACACCTGCACAGGTACTGATGGACGAGTACAAACGCCGTAAAGCGGCAGGTTTAATCAACTAAAACGAGTTTTGACCAATGACCAAACAAATTATTGATGTTTTAAAAGTGATGGGAAAAGCGACCGCGCGTGAGATTGCTGCACGAATGAAAATTGAGCCAGCTGAAGCGCTAGCCGTTCTACGTGAGCATGAAGATCTGGGGGCTGTGACTTTCATCAACGGCTACTGGGATATTGCCAGCAACGATGCACCAGTGCCGAAGGTTATTACGGCGCCAGCCGTTACCCCGAAAAAAACAACACCACTGCGCAAAAACGCTGAAGTTGTCAGGGGAGCTGAACCGGCCCCCGTCACTCCGCAAATGGTTATCGATCTGCTTACTGAAAAAGGTTCGATGAACACGTCAGATCTTGCGGACCTTCTGAACCGCAATCCCCGTGGGTTAGGTACTGTGTTGCGTTCTTACGCTGACCGCGGGTTGATCATGAAAAACGGTTCCGGGAAGGGCGTTACATGGTCCTGTGTACTGACAACGCCGGAAGCCGTTCACATTTACGTGCCAGAATTAACTGCCAAAACGGAGCAAAAATACAATGCCGATGATCTGGCAGAACCGGCCACACTCGGAGCGTGCCCGGATGATCTGCTTATCCCTAATGTTCGTTTCATTTCTAACGAGATTCGCCGGACGAAAGCCAAGCTGGAGCGCCTGTACAAACTGCGGGATGCGGCGCGTGAAGTGAGCAAACAGAATCACGGTTTGAAACGATTAGGCGGGAGGGGGTCAGCGTGAAAATTATCAAAACACATACCGGGATGTCGTAACTCGTGACGGAAAAAACGGCTGAAACTGCATTCCACTGAAAATTTATGGGGTGTCGGGTGTTGTGAATCCTACGGCAAAAAGACTGGTTGTCGTTGGGGCGTGCCTAAAAGGGGGAGGTTTTGTTTGAGGAGTTCGCACAATGAGCACAGTTACCCGCTTCGGTAACGGTGTACTCCTGCCGTTCGCTGAAGCGCTAGTTCTCGTTAATTTACCTGTACTCTGTTCAGAAAGGCTAGTTACTAGATATACGTCCAGTTTAAATCGTGGGGAACTCCTTCCTTTCCTCGCCATGATGTACTGGTCTATGATAGGTAAAAACCTAGTTACTGTATCTAATATCAGTATCGTGACGCTGACAAGCATGAAGTTGAGGCATTGCATAGATTTTTGTAGTTATTTGTATTTTAAGGTTATATTGTTAAGTGTGGATATGAATGAATAATCATGAATAGTGCTGAGTAGAGAGGTGGATTGAGGCTAGATAAAAAAAGATTTGCCGATCGAAAAAAAAACATTGATCGGTAAAACCTCTGAATCTAAACTAGGGGTATTGATGACTATAGGTGTGATGCTTATGAACAATAACTATTCAACACAGGCATTCTTCGATTTTTTGGTTAAGTTGCCTAATCTTGGGCTTATCAACGAATCAACTGCACGCAATTTAAAGAATTCAGCGTTACTGTTGCTTTCTGTCTTAGAAGCGAAAGATGACGATGACGTTCGCAAATTAGATGTTGATGAACTGATCGCTCAGTATGTTGCAACTCAATCAAACAAACCCAGCGATTCAACGGTGCACAATTATCGAAGCCGATTTAAAAGTGCAGTTAATAAATTCGAGGAGTATGTGCAAGTAGGGACTATCGTAAACTTGGCAGATACTGAGGGAAATCTCAGTGGCTTCGACGCTGTGGAGCAGAAACTTGAAAAATCGAAGCATGCAAATGAAGAAAAGGCGCAAACCTTCAACTTGCCAATCGTCGTTCGCCCAGAAACTGGAACTATGATAACAGTTCAAGGATTGCCAACAGATCTCACAAAGGAAGAGGCAGAAAGAATTTTAACCGTTATGAAAGCTTATGTGCGGTCATGAAATGAATTTGGGCCCATCCTCGCCAAAGGATGAGCCCGGATTGGGGATGTTAGAGCACCCGCAACCTGTACTGCGTCAACAACAATACAGTAGCGGATCCCCATATTTTTATCAAGTTTCAGGAAGGTGCTCTCTTGAGGCGAGGTTGACATATGGCTTTAAAAGATATCGCTACCAAACCATTACCAGCCGGTTTCCGCTGGGTAAAGTGTCGTTTCCGCAAAGCTCGTGCTAAGGCAGGGACTCCTGATTCTGAGCGCCGTATTTTGGATGCTCATGCGTACGGCTATAAATGCTGGTCCTTTCCCGTGAGGACTAAACATTAATAATATTAAACCCGCTTCGGCGGGTTTTTTTGTTGATTGACAAGCTGTATCGTTCTAACAGTAGCAACAATACCTTTGAATGGGAACCTCGAGGCATGATGTATGCGAATGATAAGCAGGTTGTTAGCTGTGGCAATACGCTTCTGCCACCATTCTCTGAGGCTTTGTTGAGGACGAGCTTGCCGGAATCGCATGTCCTGAGGGGAATTGCTGCGTAAACCTGAAGTTCGATGCAAGACACATTTCCACCACCGTTTTCTGAAGCGTTGGTACGCGCCAGTCTTCCTGAACTGTGGCAGTCGAAAGCAATTGCAACCTGACCTATAATCCCCTCATAACAGGGGGTTTTTGAGGAGTATCTATGGATTGGGGCTTTACTAGTGCCGACTGGAACATGCTTATTGCTGCAATTACGGCATTTGGTGGCTTGGCTGCGGCGTATGCAGCATTCTTAAGTAGACAGACAGCAACGAAATCTCTTCAACTGCAAAGTAGAATGAATGCTTATGAGTCATTAAAGAATTGTGCGGAGAGGGCTAACGGGTATGCCAAAGGGAAGCAAGGTTCTGATTGGACATTCCATGATGGAGCAAACATTGTCAGGAGCCTGCGGCAAGCAATGAAAATAATACAAGATTATAGTGAGTATAGTAATGACAAGGAAAGTGAAGAATTAAAAGAATACTTTATAAATCAAATCAATATGGAGCTATTTGAAGAAATAAACTATAACGATGCTCCCGGGGCTTTATTTAAGGGACAGGGAGATTGGAGCGCTGGAGCTAAGCTTTGTGAACAATGGAATGATGCCATTAAGTTTTTCAATTTAATGGTAGCGACGGATGATGATCTGGCAGATTAAAGGGATCAACAAATGATTTTATGTACTACATGTAGGCCTAAGGATATTGAAACATAATCGCATCTACTCTTCAGAGATATTTCCTATGTCTATGCACAACATTGCAGCAAAAACGAAAGACGAGCAGGACAAGGTTAACGTCGACCTGGCTGCGTCCGGTGTCGCTTACAAAGAGCGTATGAACATGCCCGTAATCGCTGAGCAGGTAGCCAGAGAACAACCAGAGCACCTGCGCGAGTATTTCATGGAGCGTGTCCGGCACTATCGAGAGCAGAGCATTAATCTACCGAGAGCTTCCGATCCGCGTTACACCGAAATGGCTGAGGCTAATAAAAAATGAGATTGCTCTGTGTATTGTCATTCCTTATTTCCACCATGTCGGTAGCCGATGATTTTAATTTTGGGTCACCGATATCTCAATGCTTGAACAGGAATACTATCCCCTATATCGATACAAACAAGGATGCGACTGAAATAGTTAATTCCGCATATAAAATATGCGCTAAAGAGGTATCTGACTGGGAAAGTGAGCGCGATGTTCTACCTCAAGAAATGCGAGAGCGGCAAAGTAAAGAGCTACGTGATTTCTATGTCCACATGATAGATAAGCGTCGAGCATTCAATGCAAACAAACACTAGAAACCAGCATACTCCGCCGAGTGCTGTTTCCTTTTTTCAGTATTTCACTGCGGTATCTCAACCGTAGTTCGCTGAAGTGTTGGTACGTGCCAATTTGCCAGAGTTGTGCCAGTCGAAAGAAATTACCGATTAGAAACACTATTAAATTCAACTAACTAAGGTTGGTGGGGGGGTTGGCTTCCTGACACGTAATTAACAATTTGTGCTCTTAAACCGTTGATCATTGTCTCTCATAGGTATACTGTATAAAAATACAGTATATGCAATGGAGGCTATTATGAAAGTTGAATTAACCATTGATCGCATTAAAGAACTTCCAAAGTGTGCGCTGCCGGCACTGGAGAAAGAGTTGCTGAAGCGCCTTAACAATCAGTATGAAAATTGCAGCCTGGTAATTCGTCGTGCTGGTTCAGACAGCCTGAGCGTTTTTGGTGGAAATAAAGACGATAAAAAAGACATCGAAAGCATCCTGCAGGAGACATGGGAAAGCGCTGACGACTGGTTCTATTAATGCCAGAAGCGTTATTACCCTGTTTATCTGGAGGGGTCGAAAGGTGACAAAAAAAGAAGAATTACCAAAAAAAGGCTATGCAGTGATTAGATGTCATGATGGAGTTATTGTTGCGAGACTTCATTCATTTCCTGAATGCGAACGCGCCCTGATGTACCGGCGCGGCGGTGTTGTGTCGTTTATGCCGCTTCAGGAGGATGAAATTATAGGAACGCCAACCTTGTTTACTGAAATGCTGGAAAAAGCTGGTTATCGCGTTTCCCGGAAATCTGATACACTTCCTTCATAGGCCTGAACAACCTATACCTGCTGCGCCACGGAGAAAACGATGGCGCAAAACCACTTCAAAATACAATCCTCACTGACGTTACCCAACGCCAGCGAATTTCTGTTGCCGCCCGTTATGGAGGTGACATGAAACGAAGCTGGTTCACTCATTACGGGCTGACAACTGAGCAGGCCGACGAGCTGGTGGCACGTTACCGGGCAAAGGGCATTAAAACAGAGAGAAGCCTCGACTCTGATCCGTGTTTTTGGATTGTCAGTGCACTACTGACTGAAAACTCCGGCCCGGCTCACACTAAAAAATCGTATCGTTCGCGGATGTGGGGGTGATTATGCGCGTCTACGATATCACGCCGATCGGTAAACCCAGAATGACTCAGCGGGATAAATGGCAGAAACGTCCGCCGGTGCTTCGCTATCGTGCGTTCTGCGATGAAGTCAGGCTGAACCATGTCTCACTGCCTGAGTCAGGTTATCACGTCACATTCATACTTCCCATGCCTGCCAGTTGGAGCAGGAAGCGCCGCGCCGAAATGTGCGGGAAACCGCACCAGCAGAAACCAGACAAGGACAATCTCGAAAAGGCGTTGCTCGATGCGATATTTGATGACGACAGCCGCGTGTGGGACGGGCGCGTCACAAAAATCTGGGGAGAAAAGGGGCAAATAGTCATCCGGGGGATTATTGAATGCGCGCGCTGCTCAAACCAGTAATTGTTCGCGAAATGGGGCTGATAATGCTGAAGCCGGGCAGTGAGTTGTTCGGTCTGTTTCATCATGGTCGGGTGCTGATAGAAAAGCCTCCAGAGTATATGACGCGCTGGCCATCCGGGAAAATCCCTGATGCCCGCCAGCCGCTGGCGGAAGATGGCGGTCTGGTACCTTTCTTTACTGATGAACGTGTGATCCGCGCTGCTGGAGGAATTACGGCACTGGAGGAATGGTTATGCCGTCGGGTGAGCCATTGCCAGTGGACGCATTCAGAATATCACCATAGAGAGCTGGTCAATATGCGACATGAGCCAGGGGCAATACGTGTCTGCTGGCATTGTGATAACCAGTTGCGGGAGCAGACGACGGAGCAACTTTCGGCGCTGGCATGCAAGAACCTGATCGAGTGGATCATTGATAACGTATTAGCGGCACTAAGGTGTGGGAAAGACAGAGAACTTTCACTTGCAGAACTGTGCTGGTGGGCAGTGTATTCCGGCGTCGCTGCTGCGATACCGGAAGGGGTTGCAAGCCGCGCTCTGGCGCTGCCGAACGAACCGTTGCTGTCAGTTTACAAAGATAGCGAGATCGTCCCCTCGGTTCCTGCCACCAGCATTCTCGAAAAACGACTGGAATTGCTGCCGGGTGACTTTATTTCAGTAATGCCGGCGACAAAGCCTGTTGTGACGCTGAACGTTGATCCGGAATCTCCGCAAACCCAAATGAAACGGCCAAAGCGTATTCGCTGGGTAAAGCCTGAATATCTCCGGTGGGTGAAAACCCAGCCGTGCGAATGCTGCGGAATGCCATCAGACGATCCCCATCATCTTATCGGGCACGGGCAGGGAGGAATGGGAACAAAAGCCCATGACAGCTTTACACTTCCGCTGTGCCGCAAACATCACACAGAACTGCATAACGACCCGGTCAAGTTTGAATGTAAATACGGTTCTCAGCTTGAAATGTTAAAAAATGTGCTGGACCGGGCGTTCGCGCTTGGCGTGCTGGCATAAAGGAGAAAAAACCATGACGCCACGTCAAAAACGTTCACACCGCGCAGCTCTGGAAAAGGCAGCGATAGCGCCGCGCAAAAGCTGGCTGGGGAAATGTACTCTCCTTACGGGGATTCAGTCGGCATGGATTAAATCACTGTTAACGATATGGGGAGAAGGTGTGAGCGGGGGAACTGCCCCCCGAATGCCCAGGGGACATGAATGCTGGAATGTACTGAGGGGAGGACGTTGGTCGGATAAAGCGCTGGAGCGTTTTACGGCTGCGCTGAACCAGGCTCGCAGTGAGGGATTGAAGGGGCAGCAGGCACTGAATCGCGCTCATACCATTCTGTGGCCACAGCCAGCCGCCAGCGTAATCGATGAAGCTCTGCATAATGATGATGTTGATTTTGTAGAGCAATCCGTGTTGCTGGCGCTTGATGTCAATGATCCGGTATATGTCGTCGGTCTTCAGTATTACACCACGCGAAAAAAAATATCTGATATTACAAGAGAGTTGCGGATAATTGCGCCGTGGTTAACCCCTGAAAAGGCGAGGGAGCGTGTTAAATGGTGTCTGCAGATTTTCAGAGCGAAGGTTTATCTGTCAGCCCGGAAGCTTCTGGATGATTAGAAAGCGCTTTTGTCTTTTAGTGCTATTTTTAGTTATGTACATTGAATTCTACCCAGAAAGTTAGATAATCCATTCATGCTTGGCAGAGCTGCGCCACGATGGCAGCGATGAGAAGCGACAATTTGATTATGACGAGAGCCCCGCTAGCCGGGGCTTTTGCTTTCCGGCGATACGACAGGGGTATTCGCGAGGTGCATTGCATCAGTACCCCTGTCATATCGTCGTTTCTTTAAATATCCCAGTCCTCTTCTTCGTCTTCGCTGCTCTTTGCTTTTCATAACCACATTCGGTCAAAACCTCAATTCATTACTTGCTGTATCTGGAGACCAGAGTTATCTGTATGTCACGCCAGTAGAAAGGACAAAAAGACATGAAAAATAAGAAGATAATGACTGAAGAGGCAAAGGCTGTTTTAAACGAACTGAGTACCACGCCAGCCACCGCCGGGGAAATTGCCGAGAACACGCATCTGAGCCTGGCACGGTGCCAGTTCATTCTTACGCAACTGGTGATGGCGAACTATTCGATCTACCAATTCGGATGTTATAAGCGCCTCCAGTGATGGGGGCTTTCTGCTGTGAAAATGGGCGGCTGGTGGGTGTTAGCGCACCCGTCCAGCCATTCGCTCATGCTTTCAGGTCACAAGCGAACCCGGGCCCACTGCTTTAGCGCAAAAGCATAGTGAGCCTATCAGAGTCCTGCTTACTGATCTATGAAAAATACTGTAAAAATATCCAGTGCTGAATTAATCAACGCTGACTCCCTGCGTTACATCGCTTCTCTCCCTGATAACTCCATTGACCTGATTGTCACGGACCCGCCTTATTTCAAGGTGAAACCTGACGGGTGGGACAACCAGTGGAAAGGTGACGAGGATTTTTTACGCTGGCTTGATGGATACCTGGCTGAGTTCTGGCGCGTTCTGAAACCCGCCGGTAGCCTTTACCTGTTCTGTGGGCATCGCCTTGCGTCTAATATTGAAATCATGATGCGGGAGCGGTTCAGTGTCCTTAATCACATCATCTGGGCAAAACCTTCCGGTCGCTGGAATGGCTGCAACAAAGAAAGCCTGCGGTCATATTTCCCGGCGACTGAGCGCATTCTTTTCGCTGAACATTATCAGGGACCGTATAAGCCCAAGAGTGATGGATACGCGGAGAAAAGTAACGAGCTCAAACAGCATGTGCTGACGCCGCTGATTTCGTATTTCCGTGATGCACGTGAATCGCTGGGGGTTTCCTCTAAGCAGATCGCCGATGCGACCGGGAAGAAAAACATGGTCTCGCACTGGTTCGGTGCATCTCAATGGCAACTGCCAGGCGAAGCGGATTACCAGAAACTGCAGGAACTGTTCACCCAGGTTGCATTCGATAAGCATCGAAACAATGAACTCGACACACCACACCACCAGCTGGTGGCCACGTGGCATTCACTGAACCGGAAGTATTCAGAATTGCTGGAAGAGTATAAATCTCTACGGCGGTTCTTTTCTGTTTCAGTCACCGTCCCTTTCACCGATGTCTGGACGCATAAACCGGTTCAGTTTTACCCCGGAAAACACCCCTGTGAAAAGCCAGCAGACATGTTGCAGCAGATCATTAACGCCAGCAGCAGGCCGGGTGATGTTGTGGCTGATTTCTTCATGGGATCAGGTTCGACCATTAAAGCGGCTATGAGGCTGGGGCGACGGGCAATCGGTGTTGAGCTGGAAACAGAGCGATTTATTCAGACTGTGGAGGAAATCCGCGAACTGGATAAGACATAACGATCATCACGTCATCCCGCTGTGGTGATCATCATCTTCAGGCTCCGGGAATCACCTTCTTTTTTCACGCTTACAAAAGAGCCCGGAAGCCTGATCTCTTTCAATCACACACAGCGCCATCCGAACTATCGGAGGTGAGGCCTATGAAAATGCCATACAAACAAGATTTCATCGCTGCGCTATTAGCCGCTAAGGAGCAGGGTATTGGTGCAATGCTGGCTTTTATTATGGCGTACCTGCGTGGTCGCTATAACGGTGGCGCCAAGATGAAGACGCTAATTGATGCGCTGATGTGCGCGATGATCGCCTGGTTTATTCGTGACCTGCTCGACTTCTCCGGATTGAGTAGCAACCTCGCATACATTGCCAGCGTCTTTATTGGATACATCGGCACCGATTCGATCGGCAACCAGATTAAAAAATTCGCAGCCAAAAAGGCGGGAGTTGACGATGCAAACCAGTCCTGACGGCATTGCGCTGATAAAAAAATTCGAAGGTTGCCGGCTGTCCGCCTATCCAGATCCGGGAACAGGCGGCGCACCGTGGACGATTGGCTACGGCTGGACCTACCCGGTAGATGGCAAGCTAGTAAAGCCTGGAATGACTATCGACCAGACCACTGCTGATCGGCTGCTGAAAACGGGGCTGGTGAGTTATGAAAACGATGTGCTGAAACTGGTCAGAGTGAAACTGACACAAGGCCAGTTTGATGCGCTGGTATCGTTCGCTTACAACGTTGGCTCGCGTGCGCTATCAACATCCACGCTGTTGAAGAAATTGAACGCTGGCGATATCAAAGGCGCTGCAGATGAGTTTCTGCGCTGGAATAAAGCTGGTGGAAAAGTTATGCCGGGGCTCACGAATCGCCGCAAGGCTGAGCGTGATGTGTTCCTGTCATGATGGGCATCCTGGAGAAATACTGGAAACCACTGGTGATGATGTTGCTGGTGGCCGCCGTATTCATTGCCGGAAATGTCTGGAGTGATCGGGGTTGGGAAAAGAAGTGGGCAGAACGCGACAGCGCTGAGTCGTCACAGACAGTGAACGCGCAGACCGCCGCCCGCATGATTGAACAAGGGCGCATTATTGCCCGAGATGAGGCTGTTAAAGATGCACAAGCGAATGCCTCCAAAGCTGCTGCCACTGCTGCTGGCCTGTCTGCCACTGTTAACAAGCTGCGCACCGAAGCAACAAAACTTGCCACCCGCCTGGACGCCGCAAAGCACACCGCAGATCTTGCCGCTGCCGTCAGAAGCAAAACAGCCAGAGCCGACGCCGGAATGCTCGCCGACATGCTCGGAGATATTGCAGCAGAAGCTAAACGTTATGCTGCAATCGCTGACGAACGCTACATTGCAGGAGTGACTTGTCAACGTACATATGAATCCTTAAGGCAAACTAAAAGTGTATTGCAGAGGGATGAATCAAAATAAAATTCATCAATTAACATAAAAACATGTGCAGTAGCAGAGTGTTACTGCCTTACAAAACTATATCTTGCTATGTAGTGTTAATCATGCGTTAATGGGGCTCTGGTTTGTTACAAATTTATCTGAAGCAGTCACTGTAATAATTTTATTATTTGTTCCTATTGAGATTTCCTTGTCGGCTTTTTCTCTCTGATAATTTTTTTCGGACCATTCTGCCCAAGGGCTTACTCAAAAAAGGTAATGATTATGTCTAACAAAATGACTGGTTTAGTTAAATGGTTCAATCCTGAAAAAGGGTTTGGTTTTATCACTCCAAAAGATGGTAGTAAGGATGTATTTGTACATTTTTCTGCTATCCAAAGTAACGATTTTAAGACGCTGAATGAGAATCAGGAAGTCGAGTTTGGTGTTGAACAGGGCCCTAAAGGTCCCTCGGCAGTTAATGTCGTAGCCCTTTAAGGAAACTGTTATTACTAATAATATTCACTTCAGATGTCCTTGTTGCCATGGGTCTCAGTACAGAACATCATCTTTTGATGTCACAGATAGCAATCCTTTCGGCGCGAAATGTATTTTTTGCAAAACTACAATGATTACATTCGATAATATTGCAATGTACATTCGTTCTGGTCAGTCTCCATTAGATTTCAGAAAATAAAAATCAGGCCCCTTATGGGGCCTTTTTTATGCGGTTCTTATTGACAGGGTGTACACGGGAGAATTATGAAAAAAGTGATAGTGTTTTTTAATTCAGAATCCGCGGTAGTAGTATCAGTAATGAAGGGTATTACTACAATAATGCGCGAGTACCCTAATGGGGAAAAAGCACATCTACAAGTAATGTCTGCAGGTTTTCCTTCTATAACCGGAGATCATAAGATTGTTTATGTTGCCTCAGACCGGGATGTTACTTCTGAAGAAATTCTTGAAGCAGCATCAAAACTCTTTAAATGATTACTGTTCATACCTTTATGATTGTGGCTAAAGTAGTAAATGGTTGTTTGATTATTGAGCGAACTTAGTATAAACAATATGCACTAACCCCTTGATTATTGAAACTTTCCAACTTATCGTTTATAGATACCAATGGTTGTTCAAGTTATCACATGAATCATGGGATCTGCCGGGCATAGATGCCAATACAGACCAGAAGAGGTGCATGATGAAAATCGAAGAGTTAAAAAGAAAAACTGAAGCGGATATTTCTGATTTCATTACTAAAAAAATAACTGAGCTCAAAAAAAAGACAGGTAAAGAAGTTGCTGATATCCAGTTTACTGCTCGGGAAAAAATGACTGGACTGGAAAGCTATGACATAAAAATTAATTTAATCTAATCGTCATCGACGGCCAGTTCTAATAAAAGCATCATCTTTCTCAAGAGATGATGCTTTTTTATTTCGGCATTTGAAGTTGAGTAAGTGATTCAGCTTGAACTTCATCACATTTTGTTTGCTTTGTTTTTGTGGGTCCTTTCTGGCGATCTGGTCTGTTACGGGGCGGCGTCCGCGCAGATTCTCGCTATTTATGAAAATTTTCGGGTTTTTGCCGTTTCCGTTCTTCTTCTCGTTAATCCATTGTTTTAAAAGAAAACACCCCCTCAAAAGAAAGGAAACGTTAAGCCAGAAAAATGGGTAAAAAACCAGAGATTGTTTCCGTTCTCTTTTTTTGCGCACGGAGTGAGCTATGGAGGTCAACAAAAAGCGGCTTTCTGACATCTTCGGTGTCAGTGTGCGCACGATACAGAACTGGCAGGATCAGGGGATGCCGGTTGCGCGCGGTGGTGGAAAAGGTAACGAAGTACTCTATGACTCAGCCGCAGCTATCGAGTGGTATTCCGCGCGCGACGCGGAGATTGAGAATGAGAAATTACGGAAAGAGGTAGAGGATCTTCGCATTGCTTCGGAATCCGACCTCCATCCCGGCACGATTGAATATGAGCGGCACCGGCTAACCCGAGCACAGGCTGACGCCCAGGAGCTAAAAAATGCCAAAGATACCGCTGAGGTGGTGGAGACCGCATTCTGCACGTTCGTGCTGTCACGGATCGCCGGTGAAATAGCCAGTATTCTCGATGGGATCCCTCTGTCGGTTCAGCGGCGTTTTCCGGAACTGGAAAACCGACATATTGATTTCCTCAAAAAGGACATCATCAAAGCCATGAACAAAGCAGCTGCGCTGGATGAAATCATACCGGGGTTGCTGAGTGAATATATCGAACAGTCAGGTTAAGGGACTGCAGCACTCTGCGAGTGCGGGGCTTCATTCCCTGTACAGGCCAGAGCCGCAGACGGCAGTTGAATGGGCTGATACCCATTATTATCTCCCGAAAGAATCTGCTTATCAGGAAGGGCGCTGGGAAACATTGCCTTTTCAGCGCGCGATCATGAATGCGATGGGAAACGACTATATCCGCGAGGTGAACGTCGTTAAATCTGCCCGTGTTGGCTATTCAAAAATGTTGCTCGGGGTTTATGCATATTTTATTGAGCACAAACAGCGAAACACCCTGATCTGGCTTCCTACCGACGGCGACGCCGAAAACTTCATGAAGTCGCATGTTGAGCCGACTATCCGGGATATTCCTTCACTGCTTTCACTGGCACCGTGGTACGGCAAAAAGCACCGTGACAACACGCTCAGTATGAAGCGTTTTTCTAACGGTCGCGGCTTCTGGTGCCTGGGCGGAAAGGCGGCAAAAAACTACCGTGAAAAATCAGTGGATATTGCCGGATACGATGAGCTCGCAGCATTCGACGACGATATTGAAAAAGAGGGATCTCCGACCTTTCTCGGTGATAAGCGTATTGAGGGTTCGGTGTGGCCCAAATCAATCCGCGGCTCTACGCCCAAAGTGAAAGGAACATGCCAGATTGAGCGTGCGGCAAAAGAGTCAGAACACTTCATGCGTTTCCACGTTGCCTGCCCGCACTGCGGCGAGGAGCAATATCTTAAGTTTGGTGATAAAGAAACGCCATTCGGGCTGAAGTGGACGCCCGGTGAACCGGCCAGTGTTTTTTACCTTTGTGAACATAACGCCTGCGTGATTAAACAGCAGGAACTGGACTTTACTGAGGCCAGGTACATCTGTGATACCACAGGGATCTGGACGCGTGACGGTTTATC